TCGGTTATAATTTCCGCGCCTTTCTCGTCTACTACAGCCAAACCGCCTGGCGCGTTGTCCGTTCCTTTCTCATAGAAATTCAAGTTTTTAAGAAGGCCCACAAGTACGTTTGTAGAAACTAGCGTTTCAGCTAAAGCGCTGGCAGGCGTTTTGCCGCTTTGCAAAGCGCTGTTAAACGTCTGCAGTCCTGCGCTTATTAGTTCGACGTTTTGCTTTTGCTTTTCTAGTCGTATCTGTTCGGCTTGTGCCTCGCGCTGTATTTCAATCGATTCCGCTATAGACTGCTGCGCTGTTATGTTTCCATTCGCTGCCAGTTCTTCTAGGTAGTCCTGCTGACTTTTTGCCGCGTCCTGTTCTTTTTTTGACAGCTCTATACGCTTGTCTATTTCGTCTGTCGCGATTTGTGTAAGCGCTGCCTGGAACTGCTGCGCTATTTTTAACTGTTCTTTGTATGCGTCAGTCATTACGCCAAAGCTTCGCAGTTCTTTTTCTGTAAATATTTCGGGGTCTATATCTACTATCGTAGAGTCGCCCGCCATTTCTGCGTTAAGTTCGCGCGAAAGTTCTTTAATTGCGTCAAGGGCTGCCTTTTCGTCCTCTAATCTTTTAAGTTCCGCCTCGTGCATTTGCTCTAGTGTTAAATGGCTATCTTCTACAGTGTTTTTAAGGTCTTGCACTGACTTAGTTTTTTCACGGGTTGCCGCGGTCGATTTGTTAGTCGTGCTAGTTTCTACTATTAAGTCGCTCGTTAAGTCCTTAGTTGCTTCGCCCACAGCGCCCAGCTCTTTATAATATTCTGTTAGCCTAGTATTCGACCCTTGTATGTTTGCGTTAACCTGGTTTAACTCAAAGCCTAAATCTCTAAGGGCCGCAGTTCCTTCTATGCCTCCGACTGCTTTTATCGCAGCTATTTGTTGCTCGATTAACTTTTTTTCCTCTAAGTACTGCGCTTTTCGTGCGTTAACTTTCTGTATATCGGTTTTCACTTCGTTTTTAGTCGCGTCTATAAGTGCCCTTTTTTGCTCTAAAAATTCCTTTTCAGTTATTTTGTTCTCGTTTCTTTGGCGTTGCAGTTCTGCAATTTGTACAGAAATCGCTTCTGTTCGTTCGCTAGTACGCGCTGCGGCATCTTTCGAGGACTTAGCTAGCTGAACGTCCAAACGTGCTGCAGCGTCGCGCGCTGCCTCTGCACCGCTTGCAATATCGTAGAAGGCAGTTACCAATTCGAGCGCCGCAGTAATAGCAAGGCCAAAGCCTATGCCTTTAAGCGCCGCGCCAAACTTCTTGCCGCCTGCTGCGCCTTTCTCTAGTCCGTCGTTTACATTTTCTACGCCTTTGCTAAGTGCGCGCCAGTCGTTAAAGCGGTTTTTTAGGTCCATAGCTAGCATGGCAGCTTTATAGGCACCCCAAACTTTCACGCCCTGCCAAAGTACGGACATAATCGTATTAAAGTTTTTTGAAAGGAAATCCAAAGCGCTAGAAAGGCCAGAAGCCGCGCCCGACCCTTCGGACATGTTCAAAATAAAACCGTTAAACGTTTCTTTTAATCGGTTGTAAGCCTCTGACAGTGTTTTGCTTTTCGCCTCTTGCTGCTCTAGGGCCACGCCGTTAGAGTCCATTTGCGAAGTAAGTTCTTTAATTCTGTCCGTGGAGCTTAATAAAGTAGTCGCTGCGACTGCGTTCTCTGTGCCGAAAACTTTTACTAGGGCCGCGTTATCTTTTAATAACGGTTTTAACACTGCCAGCCTTTCGCTAAATGGCTTCGACTTGTCGCTAAGTGCTTCGAAGTTTATACCCATAGCGCGGAGTCTGTCCTGCGCGTCCTTGCCTAGCGCGTCGGGTGCGCTTAGTTTCAGCATTACATTACGTAAAGCTGTCCCTGCGTCTGCGCCTTTTAGTCCCTTTTCTGCGAGCGTTTCAATTAAGCCCGTAGACTCCTGCACGTTAACGTTTGAAGTTTTAGCTACTGCGCCAAATTTTAAAAGCGCCTCTGTGATCTGTGGAATTTCTGCAGCTCCGAACTTTGCGCCACTTGCTAAAACGTCCACAAACTTACTAGCTTGGTCCGCGTCAGCTCCAAATTGATTCATGGCATCTGTTAACGCTGTAGCCGCTTCTGGTAGTTCCATTCCAGAGGCTTTGGATAAAAGTATAGCCGCTTCTGTTACGCTGTTTAAAGCCTCCGCGTTAGTTAGTAGCTCTGGCTTCGCGCCTGCTATTAATTTGTAAGCTTCTACTACTGCACTAGCGCCGCCTTTAACGTTTACGCCCATTTCAATAGATTGCTTTTTGAAGAAATCTAAGTCTTTGCCCGTTGCGCCTGTTATAGCTGAAAGGTCCGCTACAGCGTCGCCAAATTCGCTAACAGTTCGAACAGAGCTGCTGAATACAGAGCCCACGCCTATAGCAACGCCTAAACCGCCCAGCATGTTTTTTAAACCGCTTACGCCTTTCTCGTAGGCTCCGACGTTTCGGAAATTGTCGCCTACTGTTTTGTCTAATTTCTTTAGCTGCGTGTCGCCTTTTTGAGCTGCTGCTGTTGTTTCTTTATACTGTCTTTCTAGGTCCCTAAATGCTTTTGTGTTTTTCTGTCCGTTTGCCTCTAAGTTTAAAAGCTCTGCGCCCAGGCGTTTGCTTTCGTTTTTCTGGTCGCGCGTTGCACGTTCCAGGATCTTGTACGCGTTGGCAGAGTCTTTGGCTATTTTAGACTCCTTTTCTGCTTTTTTATTATAGTCGTCTATTGACTTTTCGCGCGCTTTGTTTATGCGTATTTCTTCGAGGCGCATTTTTTCCAGCGCTTTGTCGTTTCGTAGTTTGTCCTGTACAAGTTTGGCGCTTTCCTTTTCGGCTCTGTTAATAGCGTCAATTCCTTGCACTGTTTTAGTGCTAGCAGTCGAAAGCGTTGACAGATCTTTGGCTGTTTGCTTTACTTCGTTGTCGAATTTTGTCAAATAGCCCAGGGCTTCGTTAATTTGCTTCGCAATTTCGCCGAACGGATCGCCCGTAATTATATCACTTTTTTTGATTGACTCTGACATACTCTAGCATTAAATTTTTAAACTCGACTATTGTTATTTCTTTGGCCTTTAAATGGTAGCCTAACCACTTAGACAAATGCACTAAGCATTCGCCCGTAGACATTCCTTCGTGCTTCGACGGATCCAAACGCGCAAGCGTCAGTTCTTCGATAGCTATCTGGTTTAGTATAGAGTCGTCCCCGCTTTCTATGAAGGCGCAGCGCAGCTCTGTTAAAAGTATGCAGGCCTTTAGGTATTCGTCAAAGTCCAGCGATATATCGAATTTTTTTAAATATTCGTTATAAAGTTGCACCCAAACAACGCCGTCATGCTCTGTGCTTTTGCCGTCCCTGGTAACATACTTTAATTCGCCCTCCGTACATTTGTCCCAATTATACAGCGGCAGTTCGTCCAGTGCCAAATAAAACTTTTCTGGCGTAATCAATGTAACGCGCTTTAACCGTTTCAATAAGTTTCGTAAAATTTTCATCTGTCAGCCCTAAAATTCTGCTAGTGTACCAGTCTTGGTCCTTAAATTTATCGACGTTTCCGTCTATTTCAATACTATTGCGCAAAACAGTTATAAACATTGACTTGTAAAAGTCGCCCGTATCTTCTAGCGTGAAGCGGTCGCCCTCTTTTTTCCTGCCTCCGCTTATTATTTCTGTAAGGCGCGAATAGTAGCCTATTACGTTACCGTCTGCGTCAACCCCTTGCCGTGTTAATTGGTCCTTTCGGATCCAGTCTAGCACCAGCTCTTTTGTGTTGGGCTGCGACGTACCCCAAAAAGCATTTAACCACGCTGCAGCGTCGTTTAAAAGCGCGCCGCGTTTTAACATTTCATGGAGTTTGCTTTGCCCTATCGCCATTTTAACAAAGATAAAAAAAAGGCGGCCACAATAGCCGCCCTTCTGTATAAATTTATACTGCTTAACTTATTAAGTCCACGAATAAACGAACTCTAAAGTGTTAGACTCGTATCCGTTCATATTGTTACCAGTCGCCGCTTTGAATAGGTCCACTGTTACCACGTCCGAAGCTGCTACTGTAGGCACTGTAAACGTATAACGTCCGCGCACTGTTGTACTTTCTACTACTGTAGTAGGCGTAATAGTTGCGTCGTCTGTTACGTTGTACAAACCAAAGTTTGCAGCTACGCCGCCTTTAAACGGTAGCGGATTGTTAGCTGGTCCGTAGTTCAATTCTGCGTCAGCGATAAACTCCGTCGCGCTTACTACGTCAACAAGCGTTAAAGTAACGTCAATAAGTCCGCGCAAAGCGTTTGGCTGGATTGGCGCAAAGTCTGCAGCCAATACTTGCCACTGGTTGCCGTCGCTTGTTAAAATATCGTAGTCCATTGTAAAACGAACTTTAGGGCTTGCGTCTGCCACCGCATCAATATACATTGAGTCGAAAGATCCAGCGTTAACTGGACGCGGGTAAAGCGTGTCGCCTTCTAGCTGTCCTTTAATATTGTTACAAACGTCGATTAATACTAGGCCGAAGTCTGTACAAGCCGAAGCTGTAGCGTTAAAATACTGCTCTGTTACGCCTGTAACTTCGAACATGATATTTTTAACTCCGTCGCGAAGCTTTGTACGTTCGCCATTATCGAAAGTTTCGTAAGTCGCGTCTGCCTGCGCCTGCGTTACATTTCTTAAACCTTGGTAAGGGTACCAACGCTTTGAAGGGTCTACGTGATTAACCAACGCCAAAAGGTCAGCGCCTAAAGTCGTGCTAGTTAGATCTAGTCCGTTTCTAGTGCCGTCGTCAGCATTTAAAGGAACCATATAAAGCCCAGAAGTAACTCCGAAGGGCTTTACGTTTGGCGTTCCAGAGTTACCTGGTCGCCCTGCACAATTACATCCTGCGATTGTCATTTTTTCAATTTTAATTGTTTAATATTTAACTAATTGTTACAAATTTAACACTTTTCGCAATACTTTCGAAATAATTTTAAAGAAATATCAAACTCCACAGCTGAAAGCGTAGAGGGGAAAATAACTTTGTCGATTCCTTTCTCGTTTAAAGTGCCGAATTTTGGAAAGTCGCGAAGGTCTACGCCTTCGTAGCCTTCAAAGGTTACGCTGTTCTCGTCTATTGCGTCCGTAAAAGATTGTATTAAAGCCATTAAAGGTTTAATTGCTTCCGCTTGCCTGGTTATATTTTTCTGCGTCCAGTCGGACCAATGCACAAACCACAGTTTAACGTCCGAAGTTTTCCACAGTCCAGAGTCTAGCGGTGCCACGCGCTCCAATGTAGGCGAAACAAGCCATAAAAACGGTAACTTTTCGCGCTCGTTTAGTGACAAATTGGCCCATTCTTCTGTAGCATTTTTAAGTGTACCGTTTAGCAGCAAAGGACGTGAAAGCGTAGGCTCGTCGAATACCGTAAACGCGTCTGCGCCCGTAGGTATTTCGAAGCTAACCGTTTTAGTGTTTACGTTAACAGAGACGCACGGATATTGCACGCCGTTAAGCGTTACAAAATTGTAAAGTTTCAGCCATTTTAAACAGCAGAAAGTGACGAGCTGCGCGTCGTTTACTACTGGCATAACTGACTCGATAATTAGAACGTTGTCTAATTTGTCGATAATTTCCTCTTGGATAGTTTCGTTTATTAGCTTCATATCGACCAAATAAGCCCTAAATAAATGCCTTTAAAAGTAGGATAGTCCACAATATTTTCTTCAATATAAACGCGAATAGTTTTATACGATCCTATAGATCCGTTATATGTTCGGTATAGGCTAGAGTCGTCCGTTACTTTCTTGCCGCCCTCTGCCTCTAGTATTACGTTTCCCGTGGTCGTTGTTGTCTCTAGGTCGCCGTTTATGTAGTGCGTGTAGACAAAGCCTTTTAACATTTCCAGCATGCCCTGCGAAATTAACGGCCTGCCTTCCCTTTCAGAGTCGAAGCTAAACGCGTCGAATAGTTTAACGTATATTTCGTCGTCGTTATCGTAGCCCTCTATAAATAAATCGTAAAGCTCCGCGCCGAGTAACTGCGTCAAGTACTGAACTTCGTATGTGTCTATGTAGCTTTGCAGTTTTGCTGTGTCGCCGTTGTACGCCTGCGCTATTGCGAAACGTCCCGTAAAATCAGAAGGTACTAAAAAGCTCATTTTCTAAGTGTTAAAAGTTTTTCTTGTATTGCTGCAGGAAAACGTTTAAAAACTTTGTTCTCGTCTGCCTGGGTAAACATGCCGAAACTGTCGGCGTTTGCGTAAAGCGTTCGCCTGCGGTGGCTTATTGTGTTAAAGCCGTCCGTGTGTATGCCTTTCGCGGTCCCTAAATTTGTAATTTTTGCCCGTGTGCATCTTAACAGCCAGGAGTCTACGCCCTTTTTTGGGTAACGCTTTTCGTTTAAAGCTTGTATTCTGTTTCGCGCTATTGTCATAAACAGTGCGGGGTCGCCCTCGCCAGCTTTAAACGTTCCTGCTTTGTGATCCACTATATTATAAAATTCGCCTTTATTATACTGGCACCACTCCGCCCCGTTTTGCATAGCTTCAAACGCTGTGCGCACTCTGTCTGGCGCGCTGTAATTATCCGAAGCGCAAAGCATAAAGCCCACGCTGTCGGCGTGCATGTGGTCGCGAATAATCGCCCATTTTTGCCCCAAAGGGACCCAGTTTGAAAGCTCTAAATATTTAACTTTTACACAATTGGCGGCTTTCAGTTTTTCTGAATAGGCCCGCAAGCCCTCCGCCCCTAGTGTATTATTGCTTTTTTCTTCGCATACGATAAGCTCCCACTCTGGCGCGTCAATCTGTGCGCAAAGACTTTCTAGCTGTAGCCAGATAATTTGCGCGTTGTTATACGTTGGCAGGGCTGCTGTTATCATTACACTAAAAGCAAAAGCTCGATAAGATCGTCGTTTGTTGCCTTTGCGCGCGGTGCCACGTTACGCTGTTCGCAAAGGGCCTTTAATTCCTTTTTATCTAGTGTGTCTAAATACTCGCGCGTAAGTGTCGCCTGTGCTGTTTCTATTTCTACAGCTGTAACAGTTACGGGCGTTTCGTCTACTGCGCTTTGTAGTCTAGCTCCTACCGTCCCGCAGTATTCAGCAATTCCTGCTTTGACTAGCTCTGTAGCTATGTTTGGGCGCAGGTTTTTTTCGTCTCCGATAACTAGGCCGTGCGTTTCTTTGATAATTTTAACTTTTATTCTCATCGCTTTAAGTTTTTACGCACCGAAGCCCGCGCAACTCCGAAAAGTTAAACGCGGGCCTTAGTGGCAATGGAACGCTTTTAAGACTGCGTAATAGCCGCAACTGCTGCAGCCATGTTTCCTTTAACTAGCAAAGGCGCATCGTTCGCAGAGACGAACTGTACAAGCTCCTGCTCTACTAGAATAGTCTTTAAGTTTTGGATAAAGTCGTTTCCGTCCGTTCCAATCTGTACGCTCATCGCGTCAGAGAATAAAACGTTAACTACTGACAAGTCGCCACCTACGAAGTCGTAAGAAGTACCCGAAACAGTAATAGGCAAAGCGTTAGTTTCGATTAATCTACAGCCTGCTACTACGTTACCGTTTGCAGCTCTGAAAGGAGGCATTAAGTAAAAACCGTCTACAGTTTTCTCTACGTCCATAGCAGCCAAAACGTCTGGCGTTACATAGATCGCGCTCGCTACTCCGTTAGCTTTTACAACTTGCAAAGCCAAAGCTCTGAAAACGTCAGCATAAGACGGGTCTGTAGTTAATAAACCGCCACCAGTAAACGCTGTCGCGTAACCGATCAAACCGTTTAACGTGTTACCCGTACCAGGTCCAGAAAATAAGCCAGTTTCGGTAACAATGTCAACGCGGCGCATCAAATTGTTTTGAATGTAGTTAATTAACGCAGGTAGGTTACGCATCATTTCTGTAGTAACTTTCCCGTGAACTCCGATTTTACGCGCTTTTGCGTCTCTTTCTTCGTAACGTACAGACAATTTAGTTTTTTCGTCGCCTTCTCCGATGAAAATAGGCGTGCCCTGCTCGTCTAATTCTTCGATCCACATCGCTTTGTTTCCTTGTAAAACTCCTACAGAAACGCCGCCACCTAAATACTTAGTAATTCTTTGACGGATCGCCGAAATAATACCAGTATTTTGTGTAATTGAAATTTGAGACTCCGATCCTACAGCCTCGACTGTGTTATCTAGCCCAATAGTAACTGCAGACTTTACCAAAATTGGCGCTGTTTGCTGTCCTCCGTTTGCCACTTCGTTAAAGTGTGCGTTTTCAGAAAAAGCCGCTTTTAACGCCTGCGCCAAATTGCGAGGTGCTACTTTGTCCGTGTTTTTCGGAGCTTCTTTTAATGCTTCGATTTCAGTCTCTAGCTTCATAGCTAAAGCCTTAACAGCTTCGAAGTCTGCGCTGTTTCCTGCGTTTCTTAACGCTTCGATTTCTGCTTTTAAAGCCGTTACTTCGTCGTTTTTAGCGAAGCCTTTGCTTTCTAGTTTGTCCTCTAGTGCTTTGATTACATCCTCTGTAGTCATTTTTTCTAAATTTTAAAAATTATTTAACACTTTCGACCAGTCCACCGTTGGCAGGTCGTTACTTTTTTGAGTGCCCGCTGGCGGCTCGTCGTTTGGAGTGCCAGCAGCGGCTCCAATGTTTTTATTTGCTACAGTAAAGCGGCTTAAAAGCTCTTTTACTGGTATGTTTTCTGTATATACTTTTAAGTCCCCGCTTACGCTGTCCGTTATAACCTTGTCAAAGTCCATTTCGTGCTCCTGCAAAAGAAGGTCGTACTGGCCTTCGTTTACTGCTTTTTTCCAAAGCCCTGGTATATGCACGTCCCCGTGTGAATCTAAAATATTGCTGGGACTTATCGCGCATTTTACCTTTATTGTGTCCTCGTCGATAACTTCGACGGATAGCACAGGCGTTAAAAAGTTAGATCCTTTAACAACTGCGGACCCTTCTATATTCTTTGCCTCTGTAATGGCCCAGAAATAACTGCGAGCGTCTGCAGCTTCTTTGTTCAATATTTGCGGATAGTATTTGTTATAGTTTTCTTTGTCCGCTGCATACTCTGGCGCGTCGTTGTCATAGCAGAAAAATATCTTTACATAACGCATGCCTACAGAGTGGTTAAGTACAAAGCCATTTTTGTACTGCTCAAACATAAACTCGTTGCGCTTACGTGAAACTGTCGCCTCGTAAATTAGCACCTCCAAAGTTGTAATATTGTCGGCCGCTGCTTTACTAACTGCGTCAAATAAAACCGCCGAAAGGTCAGATTTCTGGACCTCGCTTTTTTTCTTTAGCGTAGCTAGTTCTCTATTTGCTAGAATTTCCTCTATAGTCATTTCTTAACGAGTTTTGCACCTTTTACGGCTGTTTCTTTGTCCGCTTTAACCGCTTTGATCTCTGCAGGGGTCGCTTCGTTTTTCATGTTAATCTGTTAAGATTTTAACAAAATTACACTTTTATTTGTATTTTTGTTGAATCATAGGTAAAATATTTTACATGAAAAACGATTTAACGGGCTTTATAGGTCGCCTTTTAGGCTTCGACGGCTTTTACCAAAGAAGCTTTACAACGCAGCAGCTAGGCGTAACAGTGCCCGACTGGGTAAACACTTCGGACCTTTGGGTACTGTACAGAGAAATACCAGAACTAAATACAGTTATAAACCGCTACGCCAAAATGGTAGCCAGTGCAAACCCAATAGTGCGCGACAAAATGGGCGCTGTAGTAGATCCAAACGGGCACTGGATATTTAAGCTAATAGACAGGCCCAACGCTATGCAGTCGTGGGGCGACGTTATGACAATGACAGCAATAAACAAAGCGCTAACAAACAACGCTTTGATTTTTGCGCCAAAGGGCAGCCTGGGAAACCGTCAAAATTTAACGCCTATCGCATGGAATAATGTAAAGGTACAAGGCACAGGCAAGGACCTACGCCAGACAACTATCGACGGATTTATTAAAGAATTTCTTGTGCCCGTTAGCAATACGTCGACTTTTCAGAGCTTCGACCCTTTGGAAATGATCTATTTCTGCGATCCAGACGGCATAAGCTTGTTTAATACTCAATCAAAACTGCAGGCCCTGCGCTATCCACTGTCGAACATAGGCGCGCAGTATGCCAAAAGAAACGTATTACTGCGCAACTTGTTTGCGCTTGGTATTCTGTCTACAGAGTCAAACGATATGCAGGGCGCGCTACCTTTAGACAGCGCAGGAAAAAAGGAAATATTAAACGACCTAAAACAGCGCCATAACGGCGAGGTTGCCGTAACCGATAAACGTATGCGCTGGGAACCTATGAGCTTTCCTACTAAAGACTTAATGCTTTTCGAAGAACTTACAGCGGACAAAGTCGCGTTAATAGATCATTTCGGAATGAATATTAATATGTTTGGAAACCCTACGGGCGCAGGCTCTACGTTTTCAAACGTGGAAATGGGCGAAAAACAAGCTTACAATAGTACGATTATTCCAGACACTGAAATAATGTACGACGGTATAACTAAACAGCTGGGCCTTGACAAAGAAGGGCTATACCTTACGCCGTCGTTTGAACATATCAGTGTGCTGCAGCAGGACAAAAACAAGGACGCGCAAGCTTTGCTTAGTAGATCGCAAGCCCTCGAAAAAATAGCTATGCAGTTAGTCCTTACAGACGACGAGAAAAGGCTTATTTTGCATTTGTAAAAATCGCTTTTGCGTTTTATCGCATGGGTCCAGCCTCGCAGAAATGCGGGGCTTTTTTATTCGTCCAGGTGCGGAAAAAAGCCGCGCACCATTACAGCCAGCCCTGTAATTGCGTCGGGCGCATCGTCGTTTTTGTTTACGCCTTCTTTTTGGAACGACTGCAGGGCGCGTTTAAATTGTCCGTATTCGCCTTCGTCTGTTTCCAGGAAACGGAAACGGCGCAGCACGTAGTCGCTGCTCATTATTATTCTGGTTATTTTATTCTGGCGGTTATGTATG